CACGGGATGCGCGCATTTAAGTTTTCCTAATGAAACGTAGCCCTTATTTCAAACTATTTTGCACTTTGTCTTGCCCCGTTGAGCAACGCCGTCTCCACGACGAAAAGTGGAAGATTTTACAGAACCACCAACAGCCTTTCTTCTAGCCATTCCACCCTTTTTCATGCCCATTGCTGCTAACCGCGCCCTTTCTGCTTCTTTTTCTTCTTCTCGGTCTTCTAATTTATTTGCAGCTAAATTACCAAGAATACCAAACCCACGAAGCATTTCTGGGTTTTTTTGAAGAATAGGAATCCCAACTCCTAGCGCACCATATTTCAGAAGGTCTTTCATACCATTTTGCACCTTGTTTTACCGCGTTGAGCAATGCCATCCGCGCGCGCAGACACGGAACCGCCAGCAGCCATGCGGACTATAGCGCCCCTAGTCTTGCCCCGCTTTTCTATGCCACCGCCTTTAACATATTTTATGTTGCCACCCATATTGTGATTTTTCACATCGCCTCCGTGTCGTTTTCCTACGTACTTATTAAGATGAGCATATGGCATGTCCATCTTGCCATGCCGAGTATCCTGCCTGTTGATAAACGCCTTTATATTTCCGCCTTTGGCACGACGAATGTTGCCATAACCACGTGGACCTACGTCTCCTTTTTCTACATCATCTTCTACAGATCGGGTCTTAGAAGACGGTAGGGGGTTCTCGGGGCGGGTTTCGCTCGGCTTGGGAGTAAACAGTTTGCGGACATTACGATAAACAGCTTTGCCAAAATTAACGGGATTTGCTAACGCACTGTCATCGCGGTTATGTTGTTTCTCCGTTTCGTAGTGTTTTTGGTATCCTTTTGTTTCGTCTGGCATTCCACCGTTCTTCATCCCACGCACCCGACGCTGCTCAGACAGCGCAATTGCCATTGCCTGTTTTGGGTTAGTGACTTTTTGCCCGGACGAAGACCTGAGCGAACCAGACCCAAATTCACCCATTACCTTGCGAACCTTATTCTGTGCGTTCATAAATCAACACCTCCAAGCTCGTAGCGATTTATTTATCCGGCTGTTAGGATCATTAGCTGTCTTTGCTGAAGTCAGCTTCCTCTTCATACCTTTCATACGCGCGCAGAAGCTGTCTCTCCGAGGGCCTCCTTCTGGTTGCGGCCTTTTCAAACCGGGCTTGCCGGGATTGGCGCGGTTGTACGAAGCCCTCCCCTTCGCGTTCAACCCACCTGCTGGATTCTTTCCTTCTGCTCTTTGCCATGCTGGTGATTTAGCCACTAGGCAGCCTCGCTCATAGTTGAGTCAATGGGTTTTAACATCGGATAAAGAATATCTTTGCCGAAGTTAGATTTGTATTCATGGATGCCCATGTGACCAAGCTCGATGGTCGGGTCAATCCACACCGTAAATCCTGCTTCCTGCGCCCGGTCGCAGAAAAGGAAATCCTCTCCGATATAGCCCTCCGGCGTAACTTTGAAGTCAAAGAAGCTGTAGAGCATTTCGTCAGAGTTGGTGTCCTTGTGCCGCCACTCGGGATGCATCTCGATGAGCTTCTGGAACACCTGCTTCTGAATCATCATAAACCCGGTCGCAATCCTGCGCGCCCTCACCAGCCCCATCGAGTCCATGTAGATGTTGTCCGCATCGCCTTCCAGCGACAGGATGTACACCTTGCCTTCCTTGCGGGCTTCGTATGCGCCACCGATAATCGGCTTTGTCTGGTTAAACGCAAGAAGCCGGATCACCGCCTGCGGGTCAAATGTCATGTCCGAATCAATGAACATCAGGTGGTCGCAATCCGACTGAACAAACTGATGCGCGATCATGTTCCGGGCGCGGGAAACCACTGAGCAACCACAAATGCTGTTTACTTGAATATGAATCCCATGCTCCAAAACCTGCTGCCCCAGTTTCATCAACGACACTGCCATCCGCAACCCAACCTTGTGGTCGTAAGCCGGAAGACCGAGCATCAGCTTCTTGCCCGCAAGATCGTAGCTTTTTTGGTTTTGCATTTTTATCCGCAATAAAGAGTTGCTTTGGTGATTTGAGTAAGAACGACAACACCAAAATCAGACGCGGCTGAACGCCCAACAAGAATGCCATTACCCGGAATCATCATGGAAGATGCTACAGCCGCCGATGCCGGAGTATCCACGGTAAGGATATTGGTCCCTGAAGTGGAATTGATGGTTACCGCAAAAGACCCGGCAGATGCAGCTCCTACAAAATTCCAACCCCGAATCCGTGTGCGCGGCAATGCAAGATTGACAGCATAGCCAACAGACAGAGTAGAAGCACCAGAAGTGCCGCTGGGGGTAATGCTGGTAATGGACGACCAATAATTCGTAGTCGTAACCGTAGCCGAATTGCCACCCGCGATGGTTTCCGTGGTTCCTGCCCCGGTCTGGCTGCCCACAATCGAACCAACGATGGTGTAGGTAACTCCCGAAAGGTCACCCACCGAAGTCAGCGTAACGCGATAGCCGCTGCCGTTTAGCGCCCCTGCCGCTATGAAAGTGGTTTGAAGCAGGGTAAGCGCCGACGCAGTGTGCGTAGCCGCCAAACGAAAGTACGTGGCGTTTGCTGTCCCGGCAGGGTTTACTGCCCAGATGTCGCCATCAATCATAACGCTCTCCTATTAGGAGTCAGCAAACGGAGTAGCAACAACGCCCGAACCGAGCACAACGCCGGTAACCATGTACTTCAACGCAGCAATTGCGACGATTTGAACCCACGTACCAGCAATGCCGCCGGTAGTGCTGCCATTAAAATTAATAAAGTCGTTGGTAGCACCAGAAACAAAACCGACAGCTGCGTTTGAAGAGTCGGTATCAATGGACAGAACAGAACCAACGTATTTGTCGGTTGCATCCGTGCCGATCTTCAGGGAAGACGTAGCAATTGTGGTGGGAACCCAAATGGTATAAACAACGCCCTGATTGTTGTTTGTATTTGGGTCATTACCCGGACCGGCGATAGGATCGTTGGCCGTCGTATTAATGGTCGGCAACGTCAGCGTCACGTTAGAAGCCAGCGTGCCGCCAACCGCAATAATGCGGCCACCATGTGAAGTAGGAGAAAGGGTCGTATTGGCCGTAATCGTTACGACAGCAGAGGGGCCTTGCTGAAAAACGCCCCCAAGTGAACGAATTGGGCCGTCAAAAGTTGAGATTGCCATATATACCTCGCGTTGTAGCGCATCCCCGCGTCGTCTCTACAAAGTCTGCTGGGCCAGTCAACGCAGGTAAAAAATCCCAGTCCAAATTGTAAAGCGGGGGGCCGTAACCCCCCGCTCCTAGTGCTTAAGACGAACCAGACGTTCCCCACATGCCAAGGGGGTCCGACCAGCCAAAGCTGTAACGCTCGCGGGCCTTGTAGCGGACGTTGCCGGTGTCGAAGTCTCCATCCATTCCGTTTTGCAGCGGAACACGGACAAAGTGCTTCATGCCATTCGGTACATCCGTGGTAAGGAACCACGCATTGGTATCAGTCAAGAAGTGATTGACTGTGCAGCCTTCCGGAACCGACCCCATCGCCTTGATGGCGTTGATGTCGTTGTTGGTCGTGCCGACACGAAGTTCCGTATCCAGCAGGCGCTTGGCAACGAACATCAGAGCAGGTGGGATCACCATCTTACGCGGCTTGGCAGCAATGAGCAGACCACGCTCATCTGTCCACGCTGCAATCTGAATGACCGCAGCTTCCAGCGACGTTTCGTTAAGATCAACGTCGGTTGTTGGACGGTTGGGGTTGGTGCCACCAGAAACCAGAGGATGCGCCGTACTGAACAGGGCCACACCATCACCACCCGTATAGGATGAACTGAAGCCGTTGTTCAGCACCGTTGCACCTTTGACCTGCTTGGTGTACGCCATTGCACGGGCCAGCGCTTTTGTATAACGAGACGACAGGCTGTCATACAGGTTGTCCTCAACCGCCTCTTCGGTGATCGAGAAGCCCAGAGCGATGGTTTCGTGGTTGTAACGAGCGGTCCACGCTTCCTGCGCGTTGTCGTAAGAGATTGCAGTGCCTTCCGCCTTGACGGGGGCAGCGCTGAAACCGGACAGCTTGGTTTCCTCTTCAAACGAACGCTCGGAGGTTTCGGTCTCGTAGATCTCCTTATGCTCTTCGCCATAACGAGCATATTCCATGCCAAACAGCGCATTCAGGCCGGGGAGAAGTTCTTTAAGAAGTTGTGCGCGACTAATAGCCATGTGTCATTCTCCTTTAGATGCCCGCGCTGCCGCGATACATATGGACACCCGAATTCCAGATCACCAAAACTTCAGTGAAGGAACTAAGAGAGTTTTTAGTATCTTGAACGACATCGACGATTTTGAGCGGCAGCGTAGTTGTCACAGCCGTGGTCGAAAGGACCGCAAGCTTGCTGTCACCCGTGATGGTGCTGCCGATGTTGTTTACCAGCGGCACGTTACCGCCCACCAGACCAGCACGATCTTTGCCGCTGATTGTCGTGGTAGCGGAAACAACTGCAACCTTCATCACCACATCCGGATCATCCGCCACATAGGCATAGATCGCATCCGTGCCATCTACCGTGCCAGTTGTGTTGGCTGGATAGAATTGGGAATACACTCGTTGGCTCAACGAATTGATGTAGGTACAACCCATAAAAACACCAGCTACTTGAACCGGAGCATCGGTGCTGATTGCCGCCGTGCCCCAGACTGTGCCAGCCGCCGACATGGACACGGCATCACCAAAGAAAATGGCGGTAGCGTGCGCATTGCCGATAGCCATCTGGCGAGTGGAACCAGAAAACACCTGACCCCCCACCAGACTGACTGGACGAAGCCCATACGGGGCATCGATAGTCGGATATGCCATAGTTAAATACTCCTAAAAAGGTTATTTTTTGCCTCTGCCAAAACTCGTCTCAGTTCGACGTTCCTTGAACAGCGGCATACGAGGGTCGCTCTGGCGCATCAGGTTGTTATCCACGGCTTCCATTTGCCCTTGGGCCTGCTTCGCATAGAACGCATTACGCTGGTTGACCATCTCTTCGGGAGCTTTGCACAGCACCAGACCTCCAATTTCCACGTTGTCTTTGAAACGCGGATTGATAGCGTCTCCGGGTGTGTACATCAGCTCGGGATGGTCGCTCGCCTTGACAGGCTCCCAGCCTTCACGAAATTTTGCGGAAACATTTGTTGGGTCGTTCTGACCCAAAATGCTGACCCGAATCCACCGGAATCTCCAACCTTTCTGTGGGGTTGGATCAGGCAGGGTTTGCGGTGGGACCCACTCCTGTTTGCGTTGCGCAGCGCTACGATCTTCAAGATCGCGCGTCGAACGATTCTGTTCAGCCATTTGTGTTCTCCAGTTTAACGACTTCCTTCGCATACGCCTCAGGGGTCAGACCCAATCGCTTGGCGATTGCTATC